ACACCTTGCCATTTTTATGTTCACTTAGTCCTAACTGTATTCTTTGCTCATAACCATCAGCAAATCTTACTACTCTAGTTTTAGGTGCTGATCTTTTTGTAACACCATAACTAGCTTCTATAGAAGGAAATGTTGCCATTATGCTAATAATCCTCCTGGTCTTTTTTGATTTATTATTTCTGATTGTATTGCAACAGCAATAACTCTACCAAGTTCTTTACCACCTTGTTCATCACCTTCAACACTACTACCAGAAGCATCAACATTAACAACAATATTACCAACACCACCGCCTGTTGCCTGTACTCCTAATTTTCCATTACTACCTCTACGTAAAGGTAATATAGCTTCTGCACCTGCCTCTCCCATAAGGCCAATGCCATTAGCCATAGGAAATAAAGTAGGTCTATTAACTACACCACCATAAGCATATTTTTGTACCTTTCCATTCATAAAAGCGTTGCCATCGGCATTTTTAAAAAGACCTTCAACAAAATTAGTAAAAGGTAGTGTTATTGTTTGCTGTATCGCAATACGTACCATGTCTGAAATAATACTGTTTGCTAAATTTCTAAAACTTAAAGTGCCTTTCATCACAAAATCTACTAATGCATCTTCCATACCTTTTATTCCTTTAACAACAACATCAGCCATAGCTTCATTAACACCTTTTATACTTTTCTTAAAAGCATCAAGTTTAGCTATCATAGTTTGACCAAAAGTTTTTTCTAACATATCTCTAGTTTTCTTACCATATTCATCACCTGCCTCTGCTGTTCCTGTCCAAATACCCTTAAAAACTTCCATATCTTTTATAAATTGTTCTTTAGTAACATCTAAACCATTTTGTAATTCTTCAAATGCACCTTTAAAATCAAATGTGGCAGCCTTATAAGCTGCTTTTGCTACAGCTACTATAGTACTTCCTAAAAATCTAAAACCTGCTACAACAGTAAATAAACTAGCAGCAGTTGTTTTTATAGTAAAAGTAATAGCTTCAAATAATAATGTCAAATCTGCACCCTCTTTAGTAATACCGCTAAACATTTCTGCTAAATTATTTAATGTTGGCAATAAATGATCTACCATTTGCATTGCAAAACCTTGTAATTTAATACCTAAACCTGTCATTTGATCGTTAAAATATTCTGCATTTTGTGCAAAATTATCTGATACCTCAAAATTAAACTCTTCTAATGATGCTTTTCCATTATTTAGTAGGTTTACCATTTGTGTACCTGACCTGCCGAATATTTCCATTGCAATAGCTGATTTAGTTACGCCATCTTCCATTTTTGCAAATGCATCTGATATTTCTCCTAATACCTGTTTACTAGTTTTTAATGTTCCGTCTGTGTTTCTAACAGTAATTCCTAGTGCATCAAAAGCATCTTTATAGGTTGCAACACCCTGATCTGCCTCCCTCATAGATTGTGCTAATCTTCTTAAACTTTTTTCTATTGACTCTTGACTAACACCAGCTAATTTACCCAAATTTACATATGCCTGTAATGTATTTGCTGCTATACCTGTCTGTATCTCTAATTTGCCAAAAGCATCAGCAGCATTTATTGTATTCTGCACCAAACGTACAAAAGCACCAGCAGATAAAATTAATCCTAATGTTGCAAATGTTTTATTAAGTCCTGACATTGCCATTCTTAGGTTTTTCACCCTACCTTGTAACCCTTGCATAGAATTGCCAAGACGTTTTATAGAACCTGCACCTACAGTTTTTGCTGCTACTACTAAATCAAACTTTGCAGCCATTTATTTATTCTCCTTACTAAGCGTCTTAATTATTGCAGCTTCTATAACTTGTATGCTTTCCATTAAGTCTATAGGCTTATCTGTATACAGTTTAATCATTTCTATCACAGATGTATAGTCTAATCCAATAATTCCACCCATACCTACACGCCATTGCGTTTGTACTTTTAAAAACATCATTACTGCTTCCCAGTTTTCTTGATATACGTAACAATCCTTTTCTACTTCTTTTTTTTCAACAGTAACGCCTAATACTGCATCATCTTCTGCTGTTTTATCTATGACAGTTGAACCAGAAGCCCAATATTCACCTGCCTCTATAAGTTTTTTATGTTCTTATTTTTACAAGATTCTACAAAAGCAAATGATATTGCAGTTGCAACACCTCTTACATCTAATAATTTATCTCTATTAGATTTATTAAAAGGTACTTCAGATCCATCTGACATTTCCATACCTTCCCAACCTATTAATATTTCTTTTGCAACATCTACATCTAACATTTCTTGATTTGCTACCTGTTGCATCATTTCTTGTAGTCTTGATTGTGAAATGTTTTTAAATTCGGCATAAAAGTCCTGTGTTTCTGTTTTTTTACCAACAGGTACTTCTATTTCTACTTTGCATTTGTAGGTATCGCTTTGATCTAAAACAAAAGCCATTGTATTTATAGTATTTCTATTAGGGTAAACCCTTTTTATAATCTACGCAACTTTAGGTAAATACTAAGCTAAATTCATTATTAGCTGATGCTGTAGGTGTTGCCATAAATGGTAGATTTAACATTGTTATACCATCTGATTCTGAATAAGTAGGCTGCCCTAAATCAGTTTGTGGACAAGATACAGTAACCTTATTACCTGCGGTTGTTCCATGTAACCAAGTGTTTGTGCCAGTTGATGTGCCAGTATAATCTGTGAAAAAGTTATGGCTAGATAATGCAACAGATTCTATAACTGCTGTACCTGATGGTCTGCGGTCTGTAATTAGTACTTCTTTAGTACCACCTACTAATTCTCTGTATATTACCTCATTATTAAAGTCTAAATTCCATGATTGTAATGCTGCTGCAAAACCAAATATCTGAAAAGCAGAAGTACTACCATTTTTAAATATAAGTGGTGATGCCTGATTACTTACTGTTACAGTTGGTAAAGCCTGATCTGTTGGTGCATTAAATATACCTGTTAAAGAAAAAGATATACGTGGAATATTATTTACTTCACAGTTAATACTGAATGTGCCTCTAGCACCTGTAACCATATGTCTAATGCCATCATAATTAACAAATAATGTAACGCTGTCTGATGGTGTTGTAACAGGTGCATAAGTAACTGTATTACCACCACTAACAGTTTCAGATAAACCACACGCCTTTAATATCGCACCATACTTAGGTGCAGTACCAGCAGATCCACTACCAGCCATTTCTACATCAAAGGTTACATTAACTCTTGTATTTGCAGGTATTACTTCATAGTTACCCATATATGGCCTTATCAAATCTCTCGATACTTCATCACTAACAACAGGTTCTATATTAAGATCAATTACTTGCACATAGTTAGCAGAACCAGTAGGTGTAGGGTTTGTACCATAACTAGATTCTGCTTTAGCTAATATGCTTCTTTTTCTGTGTAGCTTAGGCATTGTTACATTAAATCAGTATGTTTATATAATATAGGTTTTTAGTAAGAAACACCATCTATTGCGTTAAATCGTCTATTTCTGTTCTATAACGCACTATATATTCCACTCCTATAACACCACCAGGCTGATCTGCATCTAACAATTCAAAAGAAGTATCAGATGGTTGTACATCAATAGCTAAATTATTAACTGTCAGATCTGCCATTACTTTACTGTGCAAACTTTCTACAGTTGCATCTGCCACATTATCAGGTACATCACCTCTTACTATTACACTTATTCTTACTGTTAGAAAATGGTCAAGTGTAGGTAATGATGTGTTTTGTTCAACAGTATCACTAACAGGTTCTAATACTAATGCAGGTGATTCACCTCTTGTTAAAGGTACTACCCTACTTCTGTAGATTCTTGTACTAACTCCTGTTGTATTAGCAAGGGTTGTAAGTAACCTTGCCATGATTTGTTCACGTTTAGTAGTCATGTTTTCTGTATTGCTATTTCACAAAATGCACCATCATCTAACTTTCTTACTTCTCTAACTGTATATGCAACACTATCAACAGTAATAGATGCACCTGCGACCAAACTACCAAAGTCACTAACTCTTGCAGTAAGTTGATAATCAGTACTAATAATTTGGTTGCCAGCTAAAACTAAATCAGGTTGTTCTAATATTGCTTTCGCAGTAGTTCCACCTGATGTACAGCTAACACCAAAATCAGCTAAATATACTGTTTGATCTTCACTTATTTGCATTAGATACTACTGTTTTTTTTGGTTTTGCTGTTTCTTTATATTCTTCTGCTTTACCAATACTGATAAGAAAAGAAGCATCTGCACTAGATAAATCATAAGTTTTGCCAGCTTCTAAACCAACACCACTTGCACATACGTCTTTTAAACACTTAATTTTCATAAAAAAAAGGGGTAGATAACTACCCCATATAGTAAACCAATTATGTGGTTACGTCTAAGATTGCAGCAAATGATTGTGCGTGTCTAACAGCAACATCAAATGCAACTACACCTTTAATTGAAACAAGGTTCTTAGCGAAATCATCACTGTCCTCACCTGCTGTAATTTCAATACCAGATCCATATAGACCTAAGATTGCTTGGCTAAAGTCACCCATAACAACAGCAGAACAAGTACCAGATGTAGAACCCTTAGTTAGGTTGCTAGGTACTTGGTTAGTCATTGCTAAAGGATAACCATTAACAGCAACAGGTGTAGCACCTCTACCTAATGCCTGTAGGTTGTTGTTAACTAAGTACTCACCGCCAGATGTCTTAAGTTTCTTAATAGCACCCATCACCTTAGCGTTGGTTACATAAGAAATAGAATCAGCGTTAACACCTGCATTATCTTCCATGATTGCAGTTTCTAGGTCGATTAGCTTATCAACTGTGATAGCACCACCATTAGTACCGATTGCAACAGAACCAATACCAGATGTTTGCATGATACCTGTAGGCTGACCTGATGAACCAGAACCATTTAAGATACCTAGATCAAGACCAACATTAATACCATCAAGAATATCAGTTCTAACTAGATCCTCAATACCTGGTGTTGACTGTATAAGCATATTTCTAGAAAACTTAGATAATGTGCCTAAAGTCTTAGGTGTCATTGAAATCTGGTCGAATGTACTTTCTGCCTGACTGAGTGCAGTAGTTTCATTAGCTAGATAGCCAGTAGAAGCAACACCTGATCTTCTAGGAATAGCAACATCACCAACTAAGCCAGAAAGTGTTTGTACACCTAAACCAACCATTACTGTGCTGTTTCTTAATGCCTCGATAAAGTCATCAGCAAGTAAATCTGTTGCTACGATATTTCCACCAGTTGTTGCACCAGTAGTTACATATGTAGCTCTTTTTGCTAGTGAACTATAAGGAATAAACAAAGAAGATGAACTATTAGATCTTT